ACCAGTATCGATAGGTGATCGAGGACGAGGTACTTACAGTCGAGAGCAGTGACCATGTAGGTCAGCTTTCTCAGCAAGTTGTCAGAGTCTAGTGAACCAAAATGATCGTACAGTAGGTACTTACCTGTACCCAGCGTGGCGTCGAACGCTTGCTTACGTTCTTCGTCTGTCACGTCAGACGGTAAATGTATTGGCTTGTTGATTGCCAGCGACATCAGCCGCTGACCGGTGCGGCCTAGTCCTTCTTCAAGCGCGACATAGCCCACGTTTGAAGCTTCGTTACAGCCAAGCTGATACGCGATTTCAGCCACGATAGTGCTTTTACCGACGCCACTACCGGCAGTAAGAGTAGTGATTTCGCGAGGGCGTATACCGAACAAAGTAGAGTTCCACTTGCTCCACGGATATCGGACACCGTCTGTGATAGGTCGGGAAACTTCATCCCATAATTCCTTTCCGTTGATGATGCCGTCAGGTCGCCGGGGTTCGGCTTGCCAGACGGCTTCGGTTAATTCCTTAACGCGACCGGCAACCAGCATCTCGTTCGCATCCTTGAGAGGCAGTTGGGCAATCGCGCACTTGCCGGGGGTCAAAATGTCAGCCACCTTTTCGGCAGCGGACTGACCCTGCTCGTCCATGTCGAACATCAGAACGATTTCATCAAAACCTTCGACAAACTCAAGGTTTCGTTTGATCGTTCTTACGGCAGAAGCCGCCCCCGAAGAGATCGAAACGACAGGCCAGCGGCCCTTCGTTACCTCGGCATATGAGAGGCAATCGACCTCACCCTCGGTGATGACCAAACGCTTGCCGGGTTTCCAAAGGTGCTGACCGAAGAGCTTTACGTTCTTGAAGTCTCCGGTCGAAAACATCTCGTCCTTCGACTTCGGTCGGACCTTCTGAGCGACGACGTTGTTTGACTGATCGCGGTAGGCTGCTAACTGAACCGTTCGTCCATTTGTCCTGGACACTGAGTATCCAAACTTTCGACAGATTGCTTCCGACAAGCAGCGGGTTGGTAAATCTTGATAGCTACCTACCGGTAATAAGTCAGACCGAACTTCGGTTTGCTGTACATCGGGCGCATGATTAGTCCATCGATGTGTCTGACAACTGAAGCAAAACGTATGATCCTCGTAGACTGACAACGCATCGCTCGACCCACAGTCATCGCACGGCTGGTGGATTTGCAGAGCATTTTCCGTATCGCATTTTGATTCCATTCTTTTGGCCTTCTTTGGTAAAAACTTTTGTCGCTTTCAGAAAAACGATTTGATCGTCGTCGTCCCAGAAGCCACCGTGTTTGGTCATACTGTCGAGCGGACCCTTGACGTAGTTATCGACGTCGCCACGGGGCCACTCGCGTTTGGTCGTCTTCGGTGGCGCGATATGAAACTCGATCCATACCGCGAGCGGTCCTAGCAGTGGTGCTTCTGGATACTCACGGAGAACCTCTCGCATATCACGACGGAACTTTTCGTAACGCTTGCCGTAGTACGTTCCCCATTTGGAAACTCTGGGGCGACTTGCAGGTACAGGCTCAACGTCAAACCAATAGTTCCGCGTGTTAGAAGTCGTCGTCATCGTCAGCAGCTTGTGTCGTGGCCGTGAAGCCACCGTCGATGCTGCCAAAGTCATTCGTGTTGCTACCTGAGTTACGTTTTTCGACGAGTTGTACATTACGCAGCAGCGCGGCTACGCCTTTTCGACCACCAGCCTCGTAGGCAATGAGGGCGAACGACGCTCGGATCAGGTCGCCACTTGCCGGTTCGAAGCCTTCGAGAAGTGAAGCCGGTGGTTCGCCACAATCGACCATACCTGGACGAAACTTTGTCTTGGCGACCAGCATCCACTTGCCCTCAAAATCTTCCTTGTCCTTTTCGTCGCCATCCTTGTAGCAGTAGTTCAACTGCTTGGGCTTGCCGCCAAACTTCTCAGCGGCGATCTCATCGCTCGCGTCTTCGAGCTTCTTGAGAAATGCTTTGGTGTCTTTGTTCGCCTTATCGAGCAGGAGAGTGACCTTGTACTTGCCGTCGCTATATTCCTGACCTTCGTCTGGTTTACTAAGCCATGCGTAGGCAGCGGTGGCGACGGGCGTGATGAGTTTCGGTGCGTTATTAGCCATTAGTGTTTCCTTTTTGGATCGGTTAGTTCGTAAAAAAGCTCAGTTACTACGGGTGCAATCGTTGCAAAAGCGTACTCGAAGAACTCGTCGAGAGGGCATATGCAGGTAGTCAGTTTCGCAGCTAGATCGTTAGGCAGCTGCAAGTCGCAGGTTACAAACACGTCGAGGCAGTGATCGACGAGCGTCATAATTTCCTGCTCGGTCGAAAGGATGCAGTCCTCTTGCTGTAGGATGCTCCAAATATCACTTTTCATAGTATCATGTTTACTGGACATATCAGCTAAAAAAGTACGGGGCATTAAGAACCTCCTGTAGATCAAACGATCCTTGTTGCGGTGGCTCCGGCAGTTCGACCGGTGAATGCTGCTGAACGTAATCGTGGAACCCGTCGCGCAGCCAGTCGCCGTCGAACATCTCAACAGCCTTGTGCCTGATGACATCTCTCATCTCGTCAGTGTGCCGGTAGTGAACACCGAACGAGTCGTGGATGGTGGACACCGACGTTATGCCTCGGCGGCTCAACTCGTTGACGACCATCTGAAGCAATGCGGCATCAAGCGAATGGATCACATTGGGGCTAGACCCAAGTGCTTGCTTGCGTCCATCAATGCCGCCATCCGGGTTTTGCGACCACATGAAGTAGCTGCCCATGACCGTCTTCACATCAGACTTTGCGATGTTCCAATAAGACTGCTGGCACAGCGACCCACTCGGCGTTCGCCAGCGCAGCGGTCGGTCACGTTCGGCCAATGCTTTGGCGACGTTCTGGAAATAGTCCATCACCGGTCGGCTTGCGACAACCGTTTGTTCAAGGGCTACTACTAGGTGGTTACGCAGCCAGCCAGCATTCTCCAGTCGAGTGCCTTCAAGGTTCTCGCAGAACCCATCAGCGATCAGCTGATCCTGAATGCCGCGAGGCGTTACTCCATAAGCCGTTGTCATTGTAGATCTTTTCGTAACTTGTCGAGTTATGTTACCGGCCCATCGTTGAGCTATCGGATCACCAAGAGCAGCTGCATCTGCTACCCGTTGAGCCACGATGTCGGCGGTCGACTGGTAGATGTCGAACCGCTGTGGATCGGCAGAGCAGTTTGTCATCCTAGCGCCAACAGGATCGCGACCAAGCAGCGATAAGATTTGCAAGCCGTTGTTCGAACCGTCCTGATAGCTCGGCTGGTGGGACATAAAGTTTTCTGGGTTGTCCATGCCGATAGCTTGGACGTACTCATTTGCGGCAGCAAAGAACTCTAGCTCTTTGTCTGCTGTCATCCATAAACGTTCGCCATCGAGCGGGTTCTCGATGCTGTCTACGATCAGGTCGTGGTGGTCATCGACCCACGTTTGCATTTCGTCGAAGGTGATCTTGTCGGCACCGTACACATTGCAAAGTTTGACCTTCATCCAGTACATGCCGCGAGGGCCAAGTGGTTCACTCAAGCCGAACTCCAGCAAACCGCGAGCGGTCGAGTCGCCCTGCGGATTGAGGTCAGGCGGTATCGGATAGAACCGGGTGCGGCTGTCGAGCTTCTGTGGGAAACAGAACCGTTGATACTTTTGGTTCAGCATCTCGGTCGCGATGTTGATCTTGCGGATAGCGGACTCCCGGCGCGACATGTCCCGTGCGTTCAGCTGATGGATTTTCGAAAGGCCAAACTTCCACTCGGACCTTTCGTCCTTGTTCATCGACTCCCACTCGTCGTCTGTTTTTTTAGCCGGTATAGCAATCGGATCAGCGTTAGGTATTGCTTTGAACAAACTGGTTGGCTGACGCCTACTCTCGGTCAGGATGTCGTAGGCTGACGTGTTGACCCGCCACCACACACGACCGACGGCGTTAGCAGCGTCCAGCGTGGCCTGACTGATAGGGTCAGACAGGTCAGCAGTGTGGCGGTGGATACCACCTCGAATGAAATCGGTGT